TGATACTACTCCTGTTACTACACCAGCTGTAGAAGGTACAGTATCTTCTGAATTGCATGATAGTAATCATATTACGGTAACTAACTTAGCACCGTATCGTGGTGATATCAATATAATTCCAGAAGGTATGAAGCTTTCTGAAGTTTTATCTATCATCGTTTATTATCTCGGAGTATTGGATCAAACTGCTCATGTCTTAGATAAAGACCTTCGGGATAAACTAGATAAATTCGTAGCTCCTGCTGAAGGAATGGGTTTCTCTAGTAATGACTTTACTGATGAAGATAAGAAAGCACTTGAAGATGTAGTAAAAGAATTAGAAAAACGTAGTTTATTAACTACAGATTCTAATCATGTAACTATTACCAATATCCAAACTATTGCTAGAGGTGAATTAGAGCATGGAGATACTTTATCCACTGCTTTATCTAAACTTCAGTACATGTTCGGTATTCTTCATTATAAACTCAAAGACGAATATTTAGACAAAGGTCAAATCGATAAAGAGTATGTCCATAGACGTACTGGTCAAGGTTTATCCTCTAATGACTTCGATGATGATTATAAAGAATTACTAGATCATCTTACTACAGATAATGATAGCAATCCTACTTATACTAAACAACATATCGACGATACATTCGTAAAGAAAGATGGAGCTAAAGTTCTATCCACTAATGACTTTACAGATGAATATCGTAATAACTTAGTAGCAATCACTAAGAAATTAGATGATAATTACTTATCTCTTCTTGGTGGTAATATGACTAACCATCGAATTACATTTGAAGTCGGTGGTGGTTTAACCTTTAATGGCACAGACCAATCTGTAGAGACTACTTTGGATAAAGACTTCTACACTGGTACAGCTTATAAAGCTATCCGTGTAGGTAATATGGTAGCTACAGAACGTTCTAAAGAATATCATGTAGGAGATACTGTATTTACAGAAAATCTTCCTATTGGATTATACTTATATTGCAAAACTGCTGGTACTACAGCAGTACTAGAACCTACTTGGAATACAACTCCTGGTGGAGAAACTATAGATGGTACTACTACATGGGTAACACGTAGATTCAGTTCTTTATACTCCGATGATGGTGAAGAAATTAAAACAGAATATCTTGGTTCTAATGGTGGTGCTATGAACGGTGCTATCAATATGAACTCCCATGATATTAAATTCACTACAGGTGGAGTTAAATTTGCTAATGATACTCAACTTACAGAAGAAGGATTGAAAGGTAATGCTGATACAGCAACTAAACTTCAATTACCATTCAAGATTAATGGTTTCTCTGTAGATGGTACTGAAGATGTAGAACTAGATTATATTCCTAAAGATGAAAAATCTAGACCTTATGGTGTAGCTACACTCGATGCTCATGGTAGAGTGCCAGTTAACCAACTTCCTTCCTTTGTAAGATCAGTAGAAAACGTTAAGAACTACCAATCCTTGCCTAGAATAGGTAATAAAGAAATCATTTATATCACTAATGATAATAATGAAATCTATCGTTGGTCTGGTACAGCTTATATTAACGTATCTCCAGACTCTGCTACTTCTGAAGCTACTATTAAATTAGTAAATCCTCGTAATATCGGTTTAACTGGTTCTGTTGCAGGTAATGCTTACTTTGATGGTAGTGAAGATATTACTATTGAAACTGAACTTAACAGAATTGTAATGGGTGGTAAGTTCGGTAATACTGGTCAATATGTTCCATCTTTTACATTAGGTGATGATGGACGTATCAGTGCTATTGAAAACCGTAAAGTTGTAGTTCCATTTAATGAAATTACCAATAAACCAACTACATTAGCTGGTTATGGTATTACTGATGGTATCACTCCAAGTAACCTTAATCTATTAGCTGATGTATACTTAGCATTAGCTGGTGGTAATATGACTGGCAACATCGTTATGAACGATGATACTAAGATTGCTGGTAAGAACTCTGGTGTAAAAGTTCATTTCAAATCAGATGAATTAGTTATTGGTAGTGATACTAAAGATGCTATTATAGTAAATGATGGAGACGCTCAATCCTCTATCAATACTTATGACTATGCATTTGGCTTTATGAGTCCTTATAGAGCTACTGATATTGATTCTTTCCGTCAAAAAGATTATGACAGAGTACGTACTATCACATCTCTACACCCATTTAATACATTTGATGTATTTAAAGGTGCTGAGTTAAAGAATGAAACTAATAGTACAGCAATGAGTATTGGTTTTGGTCAAGATAAGACAACTGCTATTCTCCAAATCTCGCCATCTAACCATAAAGTTAGAGTTGGTGGTGGTACTAATATCACTTTGGATTGGAAAGATACTATCCCTACTGAAGGTGGAAATAATACCTTTACTGGTACTAATAAATTCACTGGTCCTGTAGACTTATCTGCTGATAATACTACATTAGGTGGTAGAAGTCTTAATGCAGCTATTAATGGTGCTATTGAGACTAAGACAGCAATAGATATAGCATATCCAGTTGGTTCTATCTATATGACTACTGATGCTAATTTTGATCCAAATGTATCTTGGCGTGGTACTTTCTGGGAACAATCCGATACTCGTAATAATATTACATTCGGTTCTGTTTCTGCTACAACATTCGTTTGGAGACGTCAACGTTAAGAAAGGAGCTATACTTAATGGCACAATTAAAAGTTTATCGTGATGGGCAATGGGTAGTTGTACCTTTAGAAGCTACTTTTGTTCCTGCTGCTACTGATACTAAAATTGGTGGTGTACGAGTTACTAATGGCACTATGCTTCGAGTAAATTCTACTGGTTTGCTTTATGTAGATGAAGATGAATTGAAGACTTTTATCGAAACAAATTATAATGTAACCAAGAAATAAGATAAAACCTATCCCCTATCCAATATTGGATAGGGGATAGGTTTTATCTTATTTCTTGGTTACATTATAATTTGTTTCGATAAAAGTCTTCAATTCATCTTCATCTACATAAAGCAAACCAGTAGAATTTACTCGAAGCATAGTGCCATTAGTAACTCGTACACCACCAATTTTAGTATCAGTAGCAGCAGGAACAAAAGTAGCTTCTAAAGGTACAACTACCCATTGCCCATCACGATAAACTTTTAATTGTGCCATTAAGTATAGCTCCTTTCTTAACGTTGACGTCTCCAAACGAATGTTGTAGCAGAAACAGAACCGAATGTAATATTATTACGAGTATCGGATTGTTCCCAGAAAGTACCACGCCAAGATACATTTGGATCAAAATTAGCATCAGTAGTCATATAGATAGAACCAACTGGATATGCTATATCTATTGCTGTCTTAGTCTCAATAGCACCATTAATAGCTGCATTAAGACTTCTACCACCTAATGTAGTATTATCAGCAGATAAGTCTACAGGACCAGTGAATTTATTAGTACCAGTAAAGGTATTATTTCCACCTTCAGTAGGGATAGTATCTTTCCAATCCAAAGTGATATTAGTACCACCACCAACTCTAACTTTATGGTTAGATGGCGAGATTTGGAGAATAGCAGTTGTCTTATCTTGACCAAAACCAATACTCATTGCTGTACTATTAGTTTCATTCTTTAACTCAGCACCTTTAAATACATCAAATGTATTAAATGGGTGTAGAGATGTGATAGTACGTACTCTGTCATAATCTTTTTGACGGAAAGAATCAATATCAGTAGCTCTATAAGGACTCATAAAGCCAAATGCATAGTCATAAGTATTGATAGAGGATTGAGCGTCTCCATCATTTACTATAATAGCATCTTTAGTATCACTACCAATAACTAATTCATCTGATTTGAAATGAACTTTTACACCAGAGTTCTTACCAGCAATCTTAGTATCATCGTTCATAACGATGTTGCCAGTCATATTACCACCAGCTAATGCTAAGTATACATCAGCTAATAGATTAAGGTTACTTGGAGTGATACCATCAGTAATACCATAACCAGCTAATGTAGTTGGTTTATTGGTAATTTCATTAAATGGAACTACAACTTTACGGTTTTCAATAGCACTGATACGTCCATCATCACCTAATGTAAAAGATGGAACATATTGACCAGTATTACCGAACTTACCACCCATTACAATTCTGTTAAGTTCAGTTTCAATAGTAATATCTTCACTACCATCAAAGTAAGCATTACCTGCAACAGAACCAGTTAAACCGATATTACGAGGATTTACTAATTTAATAGTAGCTTCAGAAGTAGCAGAGTCTGGAGATACGTTAATATAAGCTGTACCAGACCAACGATAGATTTCATTATTATCATTAGTGATATAAATGATTTCTTTATTACCTATTCTAGGCAAGGATTGGTAGTTCTTAACGTTTTCTACTGATCTTACAAAGGAAGGAAGTTGGTTAACTGGCACTCTACCATGAGCATCGAGTGTAGCTACACCATAAGGTCTAGATTTTTCATCTTTAGGAATATAATCTAGTTCTACATCTTCAGTACCATCTACAGAGAAACCATTAATCTTGAATGGTAATTGAAGTTTAGTTGCTGTATCAGCATTACCTTTCAATCCTTCTTCTGTAAGTTGAGTATCATTAGCAAATTTAACTCCACCTGTAGTGAATTTAATATCATGGGAGTTCATATTGATAGCACCGTTCATAGCACCACCATTAGAACCAAGATATTCTGTTTTAATTTCTTCACCATCATCGGAGTATAAAGAACTGAATCTACGTGTTACCCATGTAGTAGTACCATCTATAGTTTCTCCACCAGGAGTTGTATTCCAAGTAGGTTCTAGTACTGCTGTAGTACCAGCAGTTTTGCAATATAAGTATAATCCAATAGGAAGATTTTCTGTAAATACAGTATCTCCTACATGATATTCTTTAGAACGTTCTGTAGCTACCATATTACCTACACGGATAGCTTTATAAGCTGTACCAGTGTAGAAGTCTTTATCCAAAGTAGTCTCTACAGATTGGTCTGTGCCATTAAAGGTTAAACCACCACCGACTTCAAATGTAATTCGATGGTTAGTCATATTACCACCAAGAAGAGATAAGTAATTATCATCTAATTTCTTAGTGATTGCTACTAAGTTATTACGATATTCATCTGTAAAGTCATTAGTGGATAGAACTTTAGCTCCATCTTTCTTTACGAATGTATCGTCGATATGTTGTTTAGTATAAGTAGGATTGCTATCATTATCTGTAGTAAGATGATCTAGTAATTCTTTATAATCATCATCGAAGTCATTAGAGGATAAACCTTGACCAGTACGTCTATGGACATACTCTTTATCGATTTGACCTTTGTCTAAATATTCGTCTTTGAGTTTATAATGAAGAATACCGAACATGTACTGAAGTTTAGATAAAGCAGTGGATAAAGTATCTCCATGCTCTAATTCACCTCTAGCAATAGTTTGGATATTGGTAATAGTTACATGATTAGAATCTGTAGTTAATAAACTACGTTTTTCTAATTCTTTTACTACATCTTCAAGTGCTTTCTTATCTTCATCAGTAAAGTCATTACTAGAGAAACCCATTCCTTCAGCAGGAGCTACGAATTTATCTAGTTTATCCCGAAGGTCTTTATCTAAGACATGAGCAGTTTGATCCAATACTCCGAGATAATAAACGATGATAGATAAAACTTCAGAAAGCTTCATACCTTCTGGAATTATATTGATATCACCACGATACGGTGCTAAGTTAGTTACCGTAATATGATTACTATCATGCAATTCAGAAGATACTGTACCTTCTACAGCTGGTGTAGTAACAGGAGTAGTATCA